ATTTTATTTATCTTTTCATTATTAGCTTTTAACCAAATTATGTAATCTTGCATACCTGTTTGTTTATTAGTTGAATGAGCGTGTTTTAATCTACTATAATGGTCTATATCTACAAGCCTAAACTTATATTCTTTTTTGCCATTTAAAATTACAGAAAATTTTTGCAATGATTTACTAGGTGGTAAATTATCGGCAAGTTTTTTTATTTCTTTTAAATCTCTTTTTTTCATTTACTTATTAATGGTGTTTTAATTCGTTCCTCTGGGTGCATTAAACTTTCATGCTCACCATGAAAAGCTAATGAGCTTATAGGAGTGTATATCTTTACATTTTTTTTATTAAATATATAAGTTAAGTATTGACCTACTCCACTTGATATATTAGTTCTATTAAATCTACTTTTTGGTACTTCCTTAATGTGAAAATCTATTTTTTCGAGTGCTAATCTATTACAGAAAAATCCGCAATCAGTAAAGAAAACTCTATTTAATTCGCTATTGTATTTGATAGGATGGTACGACCCCCAGCAAGATTTACGATTATCATTTATAATATTACAAACAAAAGATTCATGCCTTAATTGATTGTAGTAATCATAAATTCTATATAAGTCAATATTGCTAAAATCACTAGGTAAAAACATAAAAAAATCATCATTGCTTTTTTGTGCTTCACTAAATGCAAATTGCCAAAGTTTATAGAAATTTTCTTTACCACCATGCTCAAATTGATGAAAGTTTGATGATTCTAATTTAAAATCACTACCATCATCTAATATAATAGGTTCATATTTTTCTAACTCACTAAGTAAATTAGTAAGCATTTCTTTGCGTTGGTATGAGAATATTGTTATCATAATTCAAAACTTATTTGTTCTCCTGCATCTGGTATATAAATATTGCACCATTCAGCACTCCATATTTTAACTCGTTCAATCATTTCACTAAACTCTGTTTTGTTTAGTTGTGTTGTACTATTAGGCAACTTTTTTACTTCACCAGTCGTTTCATTTACAATTTCTTTATAGTTAAATTCAGATTTTATAAAATCATGCGTACTTTCTAAACTAACTACATTCCCTAATTCTGTAAGACCTTGTTTTACTAGTGGAACTACTACACCCCAATAATATCTATTCTGTTCATTGCTTCGTTTACTTCGTTTCTTTTCCAAAGTAAATGCAAACTCCTTACAATTCAAAGATAATGCAAATTTAAGCATTTCAGCTTTGTTTACGAGCTTTAAAACTCCATTGTCTAATCTTATAGTTGATGTGTATTTCAATTTACATCTATTAAATCATAAATTATGTAATTTCCAAAAAGTATTGAAGTTATTTCATAAATATTTCCATCATCATTAGTTATTAATCTATTGCCTACTTGTGGACTTACTCCGCTTTTAATAGCTTTTTTAATAATAGATATAAGTTCTTTTTCTGATTTATAAAACTTTTCTACATCGTATTCTTCTATACCATCTAATTTGTGGCTTACTTTTATTTGCATTTAATTTATCAATTCATTCAAATTATCAATAGCTATTTTTAGCCTATCAAGTATCAATTCTATGTGTTCTTTGTCTTTTGGTATTTCTAAAATGAATAGTTGCTTTTCATCTTGAAATCTCCAATCATAGCTTACAAAGTGTCCTACTTCCGAGCCTGTGCAATGGATGTTAAATTGTATTTGAGTGTAATATTCTTTATGCAATTTTTTAAATTCATCTACATTTCTTAGTAGTAAGTTGTCTAAATGATTAACACTATCGTATGGACACTTAACTTCGCCAACTGTTGCCCCTGCTAAAAAGTCTGGACTGCCACCTGCATACTGCTCAAATTCAGGACAAGTAAAAAACTTAGGATTTGTACTTCCAAAGTATTCAACATCTACAAAATTAAATCTATTGTATTCTTGAACGGCTTTATATTCATATTCATTGCCCCAATCGGTAGCACGTGATGAAAAACTTTCTTTTCGTCTTTGTGTTAATATTTCAACTGCCTTTTCTTTAATGTAAGTTTTTGCTGTTTCGCCAAATACATCACCTTTATTTTTGCCACTTACTAGCAACTTCCAATTTTCAGATGCAGTAAATTTTCCAAATCTTTGTTCTGCTAACATTATTTTATAGATTTTAGAGCATTTTCAACTTCACTACTTAGTGTGTAAAATTCTTTTACTTTTGCAATAGTAACAGTACCAGCTAATATCTTTTCGTACGTTTGTTTGTATTGTGGAGTTTCAAATTTAAGCTCTGGTAGTAATTTTCTAGACTTGTCTTTAAATTCTACATTTACAATTCTTAATCCAAACTTTTCACCAATACCACCTTTATTTTCTTCTACTGAAATATCTACTAATAATCCGCTCCAATCTGCATATTTTGGTAAATTTGTGCGACCCTGTATGAACTTGCAATTTGTAGGGTTTAAAATCATAGGTTTTACTTTTACTCTGTTTGCCATTTCTAACTCTTCAAAGTATGCAACTACTTTTAATTCTTTGCCTTTTGAAAGTTTGCACATTTCAGCTTTGCACTCCTTAATAGTTAGTGTAGCTTTTTTGTCTAAGTCCCAACTAGCTAAGTAGTCAGATTTATACACATCTCTCCAATGTTTGTTTTGTTCGTTCATTTTGTTTTTGTTTGTTTAATTAAATAATTGATATGCCACTATTAATGCACATATTGTAAATGCACTATAAATAAATACTTTGTATAAATCTAAAGACTTTATAAAGTCTATTAGTAAGTTAATTGTTTGCTTCATGGTATTAGTCTTAGAATTTCTTGTTTAATATTTTCTACCTTTTCTTTTAGAGCAATAGATGAAGCTATATGTTCATCGTAAAACTCCCATTGCTCCATTCTTTTTGCATTTTCAGCCATGTCCTCATATCCTTTTTGCAACTTAGCATATTGGATTAATAAATCTAATAGTTCGTTCATATTTATTTAATTAATGAATGTAAATAATCAATAAGTTCTTGTGATTGGTCTTTTAAATATGGTTTGGATAAATCCCAAGCGCACTTTAAATCTTTAGCACCATTCCAATTTCTATCATGAAAAAGCCCATATTTATTTATTGAATGTATTTCTGTATTAATTCCTTTTAACCACTCCAAAACATCACTTAGTAATATTGGGTGTCCTATTATAGAAGTTTCTTTGCTAAATTCTTTGTATATGTTTGCAACACTACAAATCTTATCATAGTTGTCATTAAAAATAGATGAACCAAAAATATAATAATCGTCATATTTATTTTTTTCATACATTTGAATAAAAATATTCCAATGAGGTGTTTTAATTATACATCCATCAGTAAGCTCCATTAATCTAGGAAGTTCTTTTTTGATTTCTTCTGTTAATTGTTCTAGTTCATTCATTTGTTTAGTGTTTTATTTCGATTATTTTATATAATTCTTCATCAGTAGGCTCATATTCAGATAGTATCTGCCAACATTCATCTTGTGAGTGTTCACCATTGAATTTATCAATTACTGAACCATCCGTAAACTCAATTTCATCAAATCCATTTCTTTGCTCATATCCAAGTTCATCGATAATTTCTTGTTTACTTATATAGAAACTTTCTTGTTCACTATCCTCTGTATTTAGGTAGTATGTAAGCAATTCCTCGACTGCATCATACTCGATTTGTACAAACTTATTCATTATTCTACTCCTTCTGGATGTTGTACAGTTTCCCACACATCATTAATAATATTTAATTCTATATCATCACACAATCCAGTTTCAACTATTTGATTTTGTTTGTAGATGCTTATACCTTTACGTTTTAAAGTATTACCTAGCTTTAATTTATTCCTCATGTGAACAAATATTGCTAATTTTTGTTTGTCTAGTTTACTTAATTCTTTTCTTATCATTGTAATTTTATTTTAATGCAAATATAATTAATTTTATTTAATTATTAAAATTTATAACCAAAGTTTTTTAGCTATTTCAAGTTTCTTTGTTAATTCATTTACTTCTTTTTTTGCGTAAGTAATTGAAAAAGAATGCTCTTGATTACGTTTGCCATTTTTATATTCTGCGTGTTTTTCGATAGCATTTTCTAGTTTATATTCTAAATATTCTAAACTTTCTGGCATTGATAAATCTATTTTATTTTCGAGTTTTGCCCAATATTCTGCTCTTGATTCGTATTCTTTTGACTTATTACTTTCTTCTACACACTTTTTCATTCGATTATGGTTACGTTCGATTAAAGACCTATGTTTTTTTTCGCTGTGATGTCCTATTTTTATAGGTTCAGCTAATACTAAAAAATCTTTGCCTTCTTGTGATGCTTCCCAATATGATGTACTTCTTTTTTCTGCATTATTAGCCCAATTTTGTAATTTTTTTGCTTTTTGTTTTGCTCTTTCTTGAGAGTTTAAACCATCTACTCTAGTAATTGAATAATAAAAAAAACCATCTTTTTCAAATAAAAGATTATGCACATAACACTCATTTTCTTTACCATATTTTGTTGTTAATATAATTATATCATCTTTTTGATGTTTTTGTGTGCATTTTGCAACCCATACATTTGGGCAATATTTAGTGTAAGTATTCATTTTTTTTGTTTTGTTTGTTTAATTATTGAAATTTAAGTGTGAGTATTACCAATTATGTGTGCAACTATATTTTGCTATCTTTTTTAATAAATTTAAGTCTTTTATTTTCGCACTATCTGAATTAAATGTAGCGTCTATTAAACTACTGTCTGTGGTTCTTGATGTGTATTCTTTGCCTGTATTTGGACTAATATATGTTACATTATATTGTCCATAACCTACTCTTTTTAAATTAAAATCTGATATACTTATTGAATTTTTCATTTTTTATTTTTTATTTAATTATTAAAATTTAAGTGGTGCATTATTATAATACACCACTTTTTTTGTTATTTTTTTGTCCATAATACAGAATTGCCACAACAATTATATACTTCAATACCAAAATAGTTTTCATTTTCTACATAAGTAAAGTAATCTCTTGATTGACCAACACACCAAACGCCATCATGTCCTATTGCTTTTTCTTTACTAACCTCTATTAATCTTCTATCATGATTCATTGAAATACCATCTATCATACCATCAAAACTGCTTAATTCTTCAACAAATAAATTGTTACTTTTTTTAATAAAAGATTTAAGAGTTGCCATTGTTATTTTTTTGTTTGCTAATTGATTATTCATTTTTTATTTTGTTTGTTTAATTAATGATGCAAATATACAACCTTTTTACAACTATGCAAATTTATTTGTACAAAAATGCAAATAAAAAAGCATTATTTTTATAAAGTATTGATTATCAAATAGAAAAAATTGCATAAAAAGTGATAATTTTATAGTAAATTTGTAAAATGAGAATAAATATAGTGCCATTATCGGTGAATAAAGCATGGCAGGGCAAGAGGTTTAAGACAAAAGAATATTTAAAATTTGAGCGTGATATGTTGTTATTGTTGCCTAAATTTAAGATACCAGAAGCACCTATTAGCTTGTCTATTCATTATGGGTTTAGCAGTCCATTGAGTGATATTGATAATCCTACTAAATTAGTAATTGATATAATGCAGAAAAAATATAAATTCAATGATAGAGATATTTTTGAATTAATTTTAACAAAAGAAATTGTAAACATAGGAAAAGAATTTATAGAAATTAATGCAAAAACATATCAAAAATTATCTTAGTCATCATGGATATACTGGATTTGAATTTATAGCCTGTGAGGTCTGCGGATGCAAGGCAGTTGATATACACCACATAGAATTTAGAAGTAAGTTTGGTAAGAATAAAAAAGATGAGCAAGACCATCATAGTAATTTAATTGCACTATGTAGAATATGCCATGATAAGGCACACAATGATAAAGACTTTAATCAATCTTTGAAAAATAAAAAAGGTGCTAATTATTAGCACCTTTAAACCAAACAATAAAATGAAAATCCACAGAATTACCCAAAAACTGGTGAATAATATTGCAAATATATACAAATATTCTTAAATCAAAATTAAAATATTCTATATGTAAAATTACTTGCTACTCGTACGTATCTAAATAATTTATTATCACGTATTATATACATTGATGCTTCTTTTTGATATTCGCTATTTTCATACTGTATGTGCAATTCTTTAAGTCCTAAATCTTGCATAGCTTTCCATACTTGCTTCCAACTTGTAGTTAAATCAATATCGCCATACCACACTACTCTACCTTTAGGAGTGTAAATAAATGAGTTAAATATTATTTCATTGTTTGGGTATGCTTTTCTATATCCACTCTTTGAAAATGAAATTATCCTACCTGCGAATAATTTATGCTTCCTAAAAGCAATTAATTCTTTTTCTTTTGTTTTAGCTTTCTGTTCCATTTTCTTCTGTTTTTTCTACATAAAAAGTTTCATCATAAATCTCATCTACATACCTTTTTGCAATCTTTTTACACTTCTTAATTGTGCGCTCCTTAGTAGCTTGTTGGCTTTTAATCATAGGGTCGCTTTGCTCAAATAATTCATGTGCCAAAGATATTACTTGCATATTTTCAGCTCTAGTAGGAGCTTCAAATTCAAACTCTATATCTTCTTCCAACTCTTCGTCAATAACCTCGTCATCTTGATATTTTCTAGTAAATATAAAGTAAGTTAGCCCTAAAACCCAAATAGATAATATTATTAATGATAGTATCATTATAGTACTTTACCTTTTAATATTCTTTTGTTTTGAACTTCAAAATTGCCTTTAGCATCTATATCTACTATTGCAAAGCCGTGATTCCATTTGTTTATAGGCATATATTCAGGATTCAATTCACATAAACATCCTAAACTAAATGTTGTAGTCAATTTGCCCTCCAAATTACTTTCTGAATGTTCACTTGTTTGGTGGTTATGCCCTTGCATAGCTGATACCTTAGCTTTTAAAAATAAACCCCTTGCAATGTTTACTGGACTAAATACACCTCCTGCAAATTCATGTCCATGCAATACGTTTAAATGTCCTAATTTGATAATTCTTTTTTCACCAATTATAGTTACATTTTTAGCACGTTTTTTAATTATTTCTTCAAGTTGAAATTCCTCTACATCTGCTATCTCACCTGCCTTTTGCCAAAGGAAGTGATTATATCTTTCTTCATGGTTTCCAATTTTCAAATAAATTTTGCATTTATAGATATTGTTAAGTATATCCATAAATTCTTCAAAAGATTTCAATTCCTCTGCAAAATTTCTTTTCTTTGGGTCTTTGCAATATCGACTTAATCCAAAGAAATCTAGTACATCACCATTAAGTAAAATAGCATCTATTTTCATTTTCTTTGTGTAGTCAAATACGGCAGTTAATGCACTAATGGAATGATAAGGTATGTGAATATCAGAAAGTACTAATACTTTACTAGCTTTAATAACAAATGGAGTAAAACTTGTTTCATCGGATGCAGGAAGTTTATATGGATTCATTGGTTTTGGTGGAGTTTTATTTTCAGCATCTATTTTTACAACTCGCTTACCCATATTGCCTGTTATTCCTCTAATTATGCTTCTAGTAGCTTCTATGCTATCAAACATTAACGGATTATCTTTGACTATTATCCTCGCCAATTTAGCGTTTGGAAAATTTGGAAATTTCTTTAAATAAGTTCTACATATATCTGTTTTTGTCATTTTTTTGACTATTGGTTTCGCAAATATAAACATTATTTGCGAAAAACAAAATAGGGAGTATAAATACTCCCCAAACCAAAACAATAAAAATGAACGTGTAAATATAATAATTAATATTTATATTTGCTTTGTGAAAATTATAAAAATAAAATACTTCAAAACTGGGATGCTTAACCAAGTAGATTCAGTTGAATTATTTAACGGAATAAGCACTATTTATGATTCATACGATAGTATTTATTTGAATTTGAATAATAGTCAATGCAGTATTGAATTTATAAAGTACTTGTATCACTACTTATGGAGCGAATATGGAATAGATGAGGTTATGAATAAAATAATAGTAGAAGATAGCAAAGTAATGAGCAAAATAGAAATAATCGGTAGTATTTACGCTTAAATTATATAAAATGAAAACATATAAAATTTACTTTGAAATTTTTGGCAAAAAGATGAAGTACGAAGTAGAAGCTGAAAGCAAAAATGACGCTATCAATAAATTGAAAAACAAGATAAACATTATCAAAATAAATGGGGGAATAAATGAGGGAATAAATGATGATGATGTACTTGAGAATTTAAAGAATATGTTTGGAATGAAGTAAAATATGAAAAAAAGAACTAAAAAAGAAATTGAAAAGGATATTGCAACCTATAAGCAATTAATAGCAATGTTTGAAGAAAAGAATGACTATGAAGCTATGGAGCGTTCTAAATTAAACTTAGAAAAATGCCTACTAGAATTGAAAAATATTAAAAATTAGTAACAAATATGTGCTAAATTTGTTACAAAATAAAATCAAATGCAAATATCTAAATATATATCATACAACGAAGCAACTAAAAGCCAAACGGCAATAAGACACGGAATTAAAAACGAGCCTAATGATGAGCAGTTACGAAATATGAAAATAGTTGGTACTAAATGTTTCGACCCAATTAGAGAATTTTATGGCAAACCATTAAGAGTTAGTAGTTTTTTTAGGTCTTTAGAATTAAATAGAAAAGTAGGCGGTGCTAAAAATTCGCAACATTTGAAAGGTCAAGCTATTGATATTGATGCTGGAAGTAAGATTGAAAATAAAAAATTATTTGATTTTGCTAAGGATAATTTAGAATTTGACCAACTAATTTTTGAATATGGGGATAATAGTGGTCCTGAATGGGTACATATAAGTTATAATCATGGCAAAAACAGAAAGCAAGTATTAAGGATAAAATAATCTATATATTAATATTTAATTTATTATATTTGTGGTCGTAATCAAGTAAAATAAAATGAATATTTTTAAACAAATTACTGGATATGAGGGATTATATTCAGCATGTTCAAATGGAGATATTATTAGTTTACCTAAAAAAACAAGAAAAGGCACTAGGATATTAAAACCTATAAAAGTAACTTTTGGTTATTATGCTGTTGATTTGGTAAAAGATAAAAAAGTTAAACGATTTTTAGTGCATAGATTGATTGCTAATACATTTATAGATAATAAATCATCAAAGCCACAAGTAAACCATATTAACGGATTAAAGAGTGATAATAGACTTGAAAATTTAGAATGGAATACTCAAAGTGAAAATCAAAAACATGCTATAAAAATAGGACTTAGGTCAGCAAAAGGAGAAAAAAATAGTCAATCTAAATTAACGAATAACAAAGTGTTGGAAATATTTAAAGATAATTCAAAATATAGTATAATTGCTAAAAAATATAATATATCTATTCCTACTATATCAGATATAAAAAGAGGTTATAGCTGGTGTAGTGTTACTGGAATGGAAAGCAAAAAAATATAAATTAGTAAAACTGAAAAGATATTTATTACTATATCTTAACCTAGCTTAATAGTATCTATGCACTTATCACACATTTGTACAAATTCAGTATTAGATATATTGCACTTGCATTTTGGGTATGTTAAATTGTATTTTTTAAAAATTAATTCAGCTTGTTTTAAGGATACTTTGATGTTTAGATAGACACTAGTATTACACAGACCAAACTCCCAATGCTCATACTCCCAATCGGTTCTAGCTTCTCTGTATATTATTGTTATATGTTTAAATTTTTCTTTTGAAAACATATCTAAAAATTCTTTAAATCCTATATCTGATGGACTTCTGTTGTAGTGTTTTTTGGGGTCGAATATATCTATATGATGACTATAAGAATTTAAGATAGCATCACTATATATCTTTTTTACATCTTCTTTTTTAATATTATTTATTTGCATATTTTATTTTTGATGTTTTTCGCAGAATTTAATAGCCTTTGCAAAACTTTCGGCAGTTAGTTTTTTATTGTCTTTTCCTGCATATAAGTAAAAAGCTATTTTTGTGATGATGTAATTATATAGTTGTTTCATTTTATTTTTTAGAAATTTGTTGATTATTACTTACTATATTTACCTTTATGTAGATATTAAGCATCATTGTAGAATTTATAACCTATCTATGAGTATTTTATCCTACAATTCGCAATTCGCGAATCACGAATTTACTTTTTAAAAAATTCATGCAATACTTT